AAAGAAGCCTTGAAAACTCTCAACAAGATTGACAAATCTTTGCGCCGTGAAATCACAAAGGACTACAAGAAAATAGTTCAGCCTGTCATTGACGACGCCAACGCGCTTGTCCCTACTGGCGTACCCCTGTCTGGTATGGCGCGCAACTGGTCAACCAAATCAGGGTTCAAAATGTTGCCGTGGGTACCTGGCATGAAACAGAAGATTGCTGCCAAGATCAACACTCGAAATATCAAAGAATACGGCGGGAATAAAAGCAACGTAGGCACGTTTCTCATTCAATGGCAGGGCGCTACAGGCACCATGTTTGACATGTCCAAAGAAGGTGCATTAGGCCGTCAACTAACTGCACGCTACGGAGAGCGTTCGCGAGTAATGTGGAAAGCGTACGTGCAACGCGAAAATGATGTCATGTCCGAGATGGGTCAATTAGTCAAGCGCGTCATGGACGAAGCAAACAGAGAGACCGCGTAATGGCAATCAACATCCCGATCATCAGCGAGTTTGACGGCAAGGGCGTATCTAAGGCCATCAAGCAATTCAAGCAACTTGAGACCACAGGAGAAAAGGCTCAATTTGCAATCAAGAAGGCTGCCGTCCCTGCAGCTGCCGCGCTCGCTGGTTTGGCTGTTGCCCTTGGTGATGCCACACGCGCTGCGATGGAAGATCAGCAGGAGCAGGCGGCGTTAGCGCTTACTTTGCAGAATGTGACTGGCGCGGGCGCTGCACAAACCGCACAGGTAGAGAAGCAGATTAGCGCGATGAGTCGAGCGTCTGGTGTTGCTGACACCGAATATCGCAAAGCATTAGAAGCACTTGTGCGCGGTACCAAAGATGTTGGCATTGCCATGAACGACATGAACCTTGTCATGGACATCAGCACCGCAACAGGCATGGACTCTGCCAGCGTCGCTGACGCGCTCGCCAAGGCTTACCAGGGCAACTTTAAGGCACTCCGATCATTGTCCCCAGAAATGTCCACCATGATCAAAGAAGGCGCAAGCCTTAACGAAGTCATGGACGTGCTCGGTGGAACCTTTGGCGGTGCCACAGCAAAGAACGCTGAGACCGCTGCCGGCAAGATGGCAATTCTCAAGAACTCCATTGGCGAAACCAAAGAGTCAATCGGCGCTGCCCTGCTACCTGTGCTCGAGGCTGTGCTCCCTGTACTCAACAAGTTCGCTATGTGGGCTCAAGACAACCCGAAAGCATTCTTGGCTATCGCAGCCGCCATTGGCGCAGTCGCCGCCGCAATCGTTGTCACCAACATTGCCATGGCACTCAACCCGTTCAGCCTGATCGCTGCAGGCGTTGCGTTGCTGGTCGTTGCTTTGGTTGCCGCATACAACAAGTTTGAGTGGTTCCGTGACGGCATCAACGCAATCGTTAACACCGTTATCGGTTTCTTTGCTGGCATGGTCAACGCTGCAATCGGCGCGGTCAACGCAATCATCAGCGCTTACAACTCAATCCCGTTGCTACCAGACATTCCAAAAGCGCCAACAGTTCCTGTGCCACAACTTGGCAAACAAGCACCATCGGCTGTGGTTGCTAAGAAGATCCCACGTTTGGCTGAAGGCGGAATTGTTAACTCCCCTACTCTTGCCCTGATCGGCGAAGCAGGCCCAGAAGCCGTGGTGCCATTAGACCGCATGAATACTGGCGGGGGAGTGACCGTCAACGTCACGGGCGGGCTCTCGACTAGCGCCGAAATCGGTCAAGCCGTGGTTAACGCATTGCGCGCCTACTCTCGGAGTGCAGGGCCGTTGGCCTTGAATATTGCCTAATGCCCGGCACAGCAGTTGTTGACTCAGGCAACTATGACCTGCAAATCGCCACAGGCTTTATTCAGGACGGCTTCACGCTTGATTCAGCAACCAAAGGCATTCTAGATAACACGCAGTACGTGCTTGATGGTACGACAGAGTTCGCAAGCGTCATGGATTCGGTAACGACAATCACGGTTAAGCGCGGTAGACGCGACATTGGCGACACGTTTAGCGCTGGCACAATGACATTTACCATTCAAGACGTAGACGGCGTGTTCAACCCGTTTGACGAAAACAGCCCGTACTACGACACAGCCGAATCACAGCCTGGTCTCGCTCCTATGCGCCAGGTCAAACTGATTCGATACAGCTCTACAGATGTTCCTGAATTGCTGTACTCGGGCTATGTCGTGAATTATGACTACAACTTTGCGCTTGGCGGTCTTGACACCGTGACGGTCTATTGCGCTGACCAGTTCTATTTGCTGTCACAAACCTATTTGGACGAGTTCAACCCATCAGACGAAACATCGGGTGCACGCATTGAAACCGTGCTTGACCTACCAGAAGTTGATTTCCCAGCCTTGGCGCGCAACATCTCCACAGGCACCGTCAACCTTGGCCACGACGCCGCGTACACCGTGCCGGCAGGAACCAACGTGCTGCAATACATTGCCCAGATCAACGACACCGCCGAGTTTGGGCGTCTGTTCATGTCGCGCGACGGCGTGCTCACATTCCAAGACCGCATTGGAAACACCATCTCAGCATCGGTGGCCGACTTCCATGATGATGGCACAAACTACAAATACAACGGTGTAGGCATCTCATTCGAGGCCGACGCCGTGGTCAACCGTGTGGTTGTTACAGGTTTAGACGGCACAACAGCAACCGCGACCAACGCGGCATCGATTGCCCAGTACTTCATTCAGACGACCAGCATCACTAACAGCCTTTTGCATGAAGCAGGGGAAATCACAACCGCGGCGTCCTACCTGCTTAACCCGCAACCAGAAGCCCGTTACACGTCAGTAGAGACCGCGTTTCTCATGCTAGACACCGCCCAAAAGGACGCCCTGGCAACCCTAGAAATTGGTGACACCATCACCGTAGAAAAGACATTCCCGAGCGGTGCCGGCACAACCCAGTTGGCGCAAGAGCTGTCCGTTGAAGGCATTGAGCATTACCTGGACTTCAGTACAGGCCACAGGGTGTTGTATTCAACCGCTCCAACCACGATCGTTTATGAGTTGATCTTAGATAACGCCACGTATGGCACACTCGACGCAGAGAATGTTTTAGGATAAGGAGCACTTATGGCAACTAGGCAAAGTTTCACCGCGGGACAGGTATTGACCGCAGCGCAACAAAACTCGCTGGCAACCGCACAAATAGCACTTAACGCGCAAACGGGCACAACCTACACAGCCGTTTTGACCGATGATGGCAAATTGATTACAGCCGATAACGCTGCCGCGATTGCATTAACTATCCCACCAAACTCGAGCGTCGCATTTGGTATTGGAACCCAGATCAACATAATGCAACTTGGGGCAGGTCAAGTCACAATTACCGCTGGTGCTGGCGTAACATTGCGAAGCGCAGGGTCAAAATTAAAAACTAATGCTCAATATGCTGTCGCTACTTGTTGCAAAATTGCGACCGATACTTGGGTAGTCGTCGGCAATTTAAGCGCATAAGCCATGCAGATTTTGGCTGGAGTTGGTGCGGCGGCAGGCATTGAAACCCTTGAATACTTAGTTGTTGCAGGTGGTGGTGCTGGTGGTGGTGCAGGCGGCGGTGCTGGTGCTGGCGGTTACAGAACTAGTAACTCGTTTTCTATGGCTGGTATTTCATCATTCACGGTAACTATCGGTGCTGGTGGTGCAGGCTCGGTAGGCAACGGAAGCGGTACTTGTAACAACGGAAATGACTCAGTTTTTAGCACTATCACTTCAACGGCTGGCGGCGCTGGCGGTAACTCTATTAACGGCGTAGGTCGTGACGGCGGTAGCGGTGGTGGCGCAGGCTTATCACTTACAACTGTTAGCGGTGGTGCTGGTAACACACCATCAACATCACCTTCACAGGGTAATAATGGTGGTTTGACTATTGGTAATAGTGATGGTTCAGGTGGTGGCGGTGGCGGTGGTGCAAGCGCAGCAGGTGGAACAAGTTTCGTCGGTGCATCGCCCGGCGGCGCTGGCGGTGCTGGCACGTCGTCAAGCATAAACGGAACAGCAACAACACGCGCTGGTGGCGGTGGCGGTGGAACGTTCAACGGTGGAACACGCGGTTTAGGTGGTTCGGGTGGTGGCGGTAACGGTGGTACGGGAACTACTGGAAGTAGTGGAAACAACGGCAACGCAGGAACAGTCAACACAGGTGGCGGCGGTGGTGGTGGCAGTTACGGCCCAGGCGCGCCAACAAATAGTTCTTATGGCGGTAACGGTGGTTCAGGAATTGTGATTCTTGCTTACCCTGATTCAGCCCCGCCGTTTACAACAATTGGCGGCGGTCTTACTTACACAGTAAGCACCGCAATCCGTTCAGGGTATCGTGTTTACACTTTTACCGCTGGCACAGGAACGGTGACTGTCTAATGGCACACTACGCATTTTTAGACGAAAACTTTGTAGTCACGGAAGTAATAGCAGGCGTTGACGAAACTGAACTTATTGACGGTTTAGACACCGAAACGTGGTACGCCAACTATCGAGGCCAACCATGCAAACGAACTTCATATCACAACAAGATTCGCAAACAATACGCAGGCATTGGTTTTACTTTTGACGAAACAAACGACGTGTTTATTTGCCCGCAACCGTATCCGTCATGGATTTTGGATAGCAATTATGATTGGCAATCCCCTGTGCCATATCCAGCAGGCGATGGTTTTTATGTGTGGGATGAAGAAACGCAAACTTGGGAAGCGGTATCGTGAAATGGATGCTCAGATCGTGGTGGCTCTTGTCGGTGGTGGCTTCGCTGTATTGGTGGCGCTCATTAGCAAAATCGGCAGCGACAACAAAAAAGACCACGGGCAAGTACATCAAACACTTGGCCGAATAGAAGAAAAGATAGACAACCATGTTGAAAATCACAGCTAAAGACAAAGCAATGTTTGCCAGTTACCTGCGTTCAGTCGTCGGCGCGCTCATCGCCGTTTACTCGACAGGCACCACAGACCCACGCGACTACGGCAAAGGTGCAATCGCAGCAATCATCCCACCATTGCTCCGCTGGGTAAACCCTAAAGATGCAGGCTTCGGGCGTGGCGATAGCCAAAGCTAAAGAAGGCGTGCCAAACGCACGCGACTATATCGGCAATGCTGACGGTGCATCACCAGCACCACGTGCCGGCATGAACGAATGGATAAAGCAAGCAATCGCCGCATCGAATGGCACGCTCTGGAATAACGGTTCTTGGGGTCAACGTGACATGCGCGGTAAGCCAGGCTCATTGTCGGTTCACGCAACTGGCAGAGCTGTTGATCTGTCGTATCGCAAAAGCGAAAAACATCCCAAGGCTGGCCGTAAAGAGGCTTTGGTGTTTATTGACAAACTTGTCGCCAACGCAAACGATCTTGGCTTGCAATGTATTTTGGATTATTTTCCGCAAGAGCATGGTCGAGCATGGCGCTGTGATCGTCAGGCATGGCTCAAGTACACCAAGGAAACCATCCACGGAGCACCAGGTGGCGACTGGTTCCACATTGAGATAACCCCACAAGCTGCAGACTCGGTAATCTGGGTAAAAGCCGCATTCTTAAAGGTGTTCGGGGAAATCCCACCTAAGGCTTGATCTATGTTCTAGGGTCGGAGTACCGACAAAAGGACAGGCAATGACTGACATCCAGATCTTTGATTACAGCGTCTATACAGGAGTGATGGACAACGGCCAAGAAATCTTGGTTCAGATCTTTACTAACCCAGACTCGGGCAAGTTCCTGATGGGACAAATCGCATTCAAATCGGCAGCTGCAAGTTGGGGTGTGCCCATACCTTTGGAGAAAAGATGAACTATTTAGCAGAGAAAATCATTGGGCTAGTGCTTTGTACGGTCTTTGGGGTTACGGCGCTCACAGGGGCTCCTAGCGCGTCTGGTAGCCAACCTGACACCATTGCCCTAGCGCCGTTAGACGTCCAGCCATACCTAATTGAGCCAACCACGACGACCAGCTCAACGATCTACATTGACCCGTACACGTCGGCTTGCGAGCAGTTCAGCGCGCTTGCCATCAACCTTGGCTGGGATTCGGAGCAACGCACCGTGCTGGAATCAATTATGAAGCGCGAATCAAATTGCACACCAAACGCATTCAACAGCAAAGACCCAAACGGTGGGTCACGTGGACTAATGCAGATCAACGGATTTTGGACACCTTGGCTTACTGAGCGCGGAATCATCACACAAGCAGAAGATCTGTTACAGGCTCAAACTAACTTGCTTGCTGCATTAGCAATTTACAACTACGGAGTCGAGCGTCACGGGTTCGGCTGGGGGCCATGGAGCGTTAAATGAGTGAAGGTAGTGCATGGAATCAAGGCGAACTTACCGAAGATACCCGACGAATGGTATTGGAGCAAGCAATGAACACAAATCACACAATGACAATCTTTGGTCTTATGGATGAAATTATGGCGGTGAGCACAAACCCTCACGCAAGCATCATCCAGCGTCTTAAAGGCATGAAGAACTCGCTGTCATTAGAAGACCCAATGCCATTACACGATGTGACTACACTCGATCTTGCAATCAAAGCACTACAAGCACATTCCTAACCGACAAGGAGATTCCGACAATGAAAACCTGCACAATCTGCAAAGAAACAATTGCTTACCCTGAAATAACAGGCAAAACACACTTCGTCTGTGATGGCCGTGTACCGGCACGAAAAAACGCCCCATTCATTGAAGGCATGCTGGCATCACAATCATCAGCCGATGCGCGATGGACAAAACCTGAACAGAACCAAGTTGATGCTGCAATCTTGCACGTTGCGCGGACTAAAGGCTTCTTCACATCTGATGATGTTTGGAAGCACCTGGGCGATGAGTTCCCTGTCACCAAAGGCATCGCAGGTCGTCTGAATGCAGCTGCGCGTCGTGGCATTATCCGCAACACAGGCGAACTGGCTTATGCCCAGCGCGGTGGACAACATGACCATGCACAGCGTCTAAGTGTTTGGGCTGGCATCTGATGGGCTTTGACCTCAGCAACTACGAAACAGTTGAGCAACGCCTAGTTCGCTGGTGGGCTGCATACCCGAACGGGCGCGTCTACACCTGCATGATGAACTACACGGGCGATGCTTGCGTGTTCTACTGCGAATTATACGCTGACAAGGACGACAAGGTGCCAGTCGCTACGGGCTACGCAGAAGAAATCAAATCTGATCGTGGCGTGAACGCAACCTCATTCGTGGAGAACTGTGAGACCAGCGCCATTGGTCGTGCTATTGCCAACTGCCCGCTGCAGGCTCCTGCTAGTGGCCCTAGGCCGTCGCGCAATGAGATGCAAAAGGTTGAGCGCCTTACCACGTCACCACAACCACAAGTGCACATACCCTCTGGTGCATTTGCAACGCCAAAGCAAATTGGTTACATCAAAAAACTTGCTAAAGATGGTGGTTATGACGATCTTCGACTGTTGGAGTTAATCCAGCGCGAACTGAATAGCGACGAAGCGGTGTTAGAGCTGCTTAAATCACATGAAGCATCAAAGATCATTGAAGTGCTCAAGTGAAGTTAGACCCAAAGATCAGCGAAGCCGACTTTAAGGACATGGTGATTAGCATTGCCAAACGGTACGGCTGGTTAGTGCATCATGATCTGCCGGCACAGAACACTCGAGGGCGTTGGATGACCAACGTGCAAGGTGACGCAGGCTTTCCTGATCTGTTCATGGTGCATCCGTTTCAAGGCGGTAGGCCGTTGGTAATTGAACTTAAAGCAGAAAAGGGCAAGTTGACGCCTGGACAAAAGATTTGGTTGAACGCGTGTGAGATGGCTGGATGTCATGCAGCGGTATGGAAGCCCAGCGACATGGAGTACATTCTCTACACTCTCAGCAACCCAAGAGCGTAAACAATCGGCTAGTAGCACGTGTGTGCCCCGTTCGCATGGGGTGGGCAGTAAACAGGGGAACCTGGGTAGACGGTCGCGCCTCGAATCATGCAAGACGAAATGGTTTGGGCAATGCGACTGGGCGATCAGTAAACAGACTGATGAAATAAATGCAATAGGGATCTGGGATGGGCAATCCAGAGGGTGGAGCATTCACACATCTCTTGACCTGCAGATGACATACAGTTAACAAACAAAGAAAGCACAGACATGAACCCGACAACAAACATCACCGACAATCAACAAGAGCAAGGCGCTTGCGCCGCGCTAGCACAAGCCGAAGGCGCGTGAGATGACACGCAAACTAACCGAACACGACACACAGATCTACAAGCAAGCACGTGCAGAACTACTGCGCGACTCACCTATCTGCCATTGGTGCAAAAGAAACACAGCAACAGAACTTGATCACCTAGTCGAGTCAGACAAGGGCGGAACAATAGAAGACGGATACGTTGCATCATGTAAGCCATGCAACTCAGCGCGCGGTGCAACATACCGAAACAAAAAACTAGCCAACGCAAAACAAAATCGTGAGAAAGCAATAAACGATTTTTTATACAGCGATTTAATGCCCCCGAGCCCCATCCAACAATTTGTCGCAAAAGGCCTGAACCAGCCTGAACCAGCGGTAACTGGCCATGACCAGCCGAGACTGGAAACGATGATCCCTGACCATGCCGGCTCACTAGCTGGACTTGTGGGGGACATGGCTAAGAAGGTCCTGCAGATTGATTTGATGCCATGGCAAATACATGCTCTTGAGGGAATGCTGGCGGTTGACGTTGATCAGAAGTTTGTGCACCGTTCGAGCCTTGTGTCGGTTGCGCGTCAGAACGGTAAGACCACAATCATCCAAGCGCTCATCTTGTTTTGGCTTGTGGAGATGCCCAAGATACGTGGCGGTAAACAGACCGTGGTATCTGGTGCTCACCGTTTGGATTTGGCTTGCTTGTTGTTTGATGATCTTGCACCAATCCTTGAGGAGTACTACGGCGCAAAGATCGTCAAGTCTTACGGTCGTTATCAGGCCACCATGCCAGACGGCAGCAAATGGTGGGTCAAAGCATTGAAGCCAAATCAAGGTCACGGTATGAGCATTGACTTGGTGATCGTGGACGAACTCTTTGACGTCAACCCCGATTCCGTGGAAGGCGGACTCTTGCCGGCACAGCGCGCTAGAAAAAACCCGTTGGCTTGCTTCTTCTCCACGGCTGGCACGGAAGAATCTGTGCTGTTCCAACGCTGGCGTGAAGCAGGCATTCGAGCCATTGACAAAGGCGAACCGTCCACGATGTACATGGCGGAATGGTCACCCGACCCGAGCCTTGACCCATTGCATCCTGCGTCATGGGCGTGGGGTAACCCAGCGCTTGGTCACACGTTGGACATGGACACAATTAGGCAGGAATCCACGAACCCTGATCGCGCGTCGTTTTTGCGCGCATCTCTAAACCTTTGGGTATCGGTCGTGCGCGGATGGATTGAGCCAGGGCGCTGGCCGTCATTGGAATACCACGGTGAGATACCGAGCGGTGGCGTCGTGGCAATCGAGTCTTCGTTGGACGACTCCCGATACAGCGCGACCAGATGCGTCAACCTGTCAGACGGTCGGGTGCTTGTCACCGTCGCGTTCATTGCCGAGTCAATTACAGAGCTGTGGGAGAACGTGCAGGAACTAGCCAAAGACCCGACAATCAGGTTTGCCCTGTCGCCGACCGTGGATGCAACCTGCCCACCAAACATTGAGCGCCGCCGAGTCGTCGTTGGCTATGCGGAACTTGGACGGTTTACACCGCTTGCCAAAAACATGATTGCCGAAGCGCGACTGTTACACACGGGAGAAAAACTGCTTGCAGAACATGTTCAGCGCGCCGTTGCTGTTCGCACCGACAACACGATTGTGCTCTCGTCCAAGCGTTCGCCTGGGCCGATTGAGTTAGCCCGAACAATGGTCTGGGGAATCGGGATGTGTGCGCGACCAGTTCACTCAGGTAAACCCATGCTCGTGGCCGTTAACCACTAACATTCTCGTCGGCGACCGCACGCTCTAGCCTTTTGTCGGAATCGGATTAGTCACGTGCGGTTGCCACCTATATGGCAGAGTGGTGTATATGGCGATCTTTAACAAAACCAAAAAAGCAGCAATAAGCCCAGCGCCAAACAAGGCGGCTGCAGCTGGTGGCTTCGCACCTGGTTACTCGTCGTCAAATGTTGGCGTGAACATGATCGGCCAGTACTACACCTATCGCGAAGGCGAAGCACGCAACCAAGCAATCAGCGTGCCAACAATCAACCGTGCGCGCGACTTGATGGCTTCGGTCATTGGCTCAATGCCGTTGAAAATGTACAACGAAATGTGGAACGGCGACGACATGGAAAAGGTGTACATCGCACCACGTTCATGGATACGCCGACCAGACCCAACTGTCTCGTTCCAATTTCTCATGAGTTGGACTCTTGATGACCTCATGATGTTTGGCCGCGCATTTTGGTACATCACCTCGCGCACCGCCGACGGCTACCCGGCATCGTTCACTCGACTGCCTGCAGGCTCAGTTACCACGACCGACATGGCTGGCCCTGTCTGGTTTGCACCGTCATCACAGGTGTACTTCCAAGGTGGCGAGATTGACCCTTACAACCTTGTGCAATTCTTGTCTCCAGCGCAAGGCCTGATCTACTCAGCACCAAACGCTATTGAAACCGCGCTCAAACTTGAAGCAGCTCGTAATCGCAACGCATCGTCAAGCATCCCTGCAGGCGTATTAAAGCAAACGGGTGGCGAGCCACTAAGCGCGCAAGAACTTGCTGATTTGGCAAGCGCATTCAATGCAGCGCGCGCAACCAACCAAACGGCAGCGCTCAACGAATACTTGTCGTACACAGAGACCAATTCAACGCCTGACAAAATGTTGCTCATTGAAGCATCGCAATATCAGGCTTTGGAAATGTCGCGTCTGGCAAACGTGCCACCGTATTTGGTCGGTGTTGCTACTGGCGCTTACTCATACCAGTCTTCACAGCAGGCTCGAGCAGACCTTTACTTGTTTGGAGTGAAGTTGTATGCCGACGCAATCGCTGGCGCGCTGTCAATGGACAACGTGCTACCACGCGGAACATATGTTGAGTTTGATGCCGACGAATACTTAGAAGAAAACTTCATGGCTGATGTCATGGACAGAACAGATGTAAACATAAATGAAAACACGCAAGAGGAGATCGCATCATGATCAAATTAATCTCAGGAGATTTCACGCTAGACGCCGCTAAAGGCGACGCGCCACGACGCACCATCAGCGGAACCGCAGTTCCCTACAACGTGCCGGCAACAGTTTCGGATGGCACAGCTGTGATTTTCCGTCCAGGCTCATTGCCAGTTGAGGGCAAAGCACCACGCTTGTTCATGTACCACGATGCTTCTATGCCGGTAGGCGTAGTGACCGAGCGCGTGGACACAGAGCAGGGCATGATGTTTAGCGCCAAGATCAGCGCCACCGCCCTTGGAAATGACGCTTTGGTTATGGCCTCAGACGGCACCATTGACCAAGTTTCTGTGGGCGTAAACCCGACCAAGTTTTCGTACGACGAAGCAGGAACAATGATTATTGAAGCAGCCGATTGGATGGAACTTTCCCTAGTTCCGATCGGCGCATTCGGAGATGGCGCAAACATTGTGAGCGTCGCTGCAAGTATCCACCAAGAGCCCGAAGAAGTAGTGTTAAATGAAGAAGTAGTCCCAGAACAGGAGATAGAACCCATGTCAGAAGTAACCGTTCCAGCAGTTGAGGCAACAATCCCAACCGCACCAATTTTCGCACAAGCCAAAAAAGAATTCGTTCTGCCATCAGCAGGCGAGTTCATGGCCGCTTACCACATCGGTGGCGACACGTTCAAGAACATGAACGCTGCAGTTGCAGAACACACCGCATCAAAGCGCACCGCATTGCAGGCAGCTGCAGGCGATGTCATCACAACTGACACACCTGGTCTTTTGCCAGTACCTGTACTTGGGCCATTGGTTCAGGACTTGAACTTCTTGCGTCCAGTAGTCGAAGCAGTTGGCGCTCGCGCTTACCCAGACAATGGTCAACAGAAGACGTTCATTCGTCCAACAATCACCACGCACACAAGCGTTGCATCACAATCAGAATTGGGCGCTGCATCAGCAACCACCATGGTGATCGCATCCAACTCGGTAAGCAAGACCACACTTGCTGGCCAAGTGACCTTGTCGGTTCAAGACATTGACTTCACGTCACCTGCAGCAATGCAGCTGATCTTGAATGACCTCATGGGCGAATACATGATTGCATCGGACAACCTTGCAGCAGACAACTTGCTCACCGCAGCAACATCGTCTGGCGTATGGGACGGCACCGTTGCTGACTTGTTGAAGTCGGTTTATGACTCAGCTGTAGACATCTCAAACGGTCGCAACTGGACACCAACCCACATGTTCGTAAGCCCAGACGTATGGGGTCAACTTGGACAACTTGCTGACACAACTGGTCGTCCAGTATTCCCATTCATCGGCGCAGGCCTCACCGGTCAGAACGCACTTGGCAACGCACAAGCATCTTCATGGAACGGCAACCCACTTGGCTTGCAGTTGGTAGTTGACAGCAACTTCGCAGCAAAGACCATGGTCATCACCCGTGTAGGTCAGGGACAAGGCGACGCCTTTGAGTTCTACGAATCAATCCGTGGCCTCATGAGCGTTGAACAGCCATCAGTCTTGGGACGCAACATGAGTTTCCATGGCTACGTATCCACGTTCGCCGCGATCTCTGGAATGATCCGCAAGATCACCCAGGCTTAGTCGAGAGCGGGCTAACCGCTCATGGCAACATACACAGTTACTAACAAGTACCTGATTGACAACTTTGCCGTACTGCAACTTCTGACCCCATCAGAGATTGCAGTCGGCAGTTCAATCACGGTTGCTTCTGTTGACGCAACATTCAATGGCACCTTTACTGTGCGCGCATTGCCACAGTATTTGTTTCTTGGTACTGACACGCAGGGCGATCTGCTTTACGACTATCAGATACCGATTGCCGATCAGGTTCTTTACGCCAAGACCGCAAGCGACGTTGAACGTGTCGCAGCTTCTGGCACCGTCACTTATGAGCCTGTTTGCACGTGGGTTACTGCCGCGCAAGTTATGACCTATTTGGGCATCACGATCACCAACCCATCTGACGATTACACGTTGCTCACGCAATCGGTTTCGGCTGGCAACCAGTTCTGTTATCGCAGGCGTCAGGAATCGGGCTATATCGACTCCCTGACGACCTCACCAGGTGGAGATGCAACATTGGGCACTTTGATGTATTGCGCCGCTCTGTGGCGCTCTAGGGGCTCAATAGAGGCAACCTACGCCACGTTTGACGGCATGGGTTCAGCACCACAGCAAAGCCTGACCCCGATCGTTAAGCAGCTCTTAGGCATTCCACGCCCAGCGGTTGCCTGATGGCTTACACCGACCTATTTAACGAAGCGATTGATGACGTCACAGCGACGCTCACCGCGGTGTCTGGTCTGCGTGTTGTAAACGACCCAACCAAACTTGTGCCTAATTGCGTGTACTTGGACGCACCAAACTTCACCACGACATTTGGCAACGGCAACATTGTGCGCCTTGAGTTCCCAATCAAAGTAATTGGCTCAGGCCCAGCAGGTTTGCCGGTGCTTCGCTCGATCTTGAGCATTGTGGCAACCGTGCTTGGCTCGTCAATTATTGTGATGGCTGGCCGTCCGTCAAGCCTTGAGATTGGTGGCGCGCTTTACCCGTGCTACGACCTTGATTGCGCCATCCAAGCCCAGACCGCATAATCCACAACTAAGCAACACAAATCATCTACTATCAGAACAGAACTTAAGGAGCAATCATGGCAACTAGCACGTATCTCTCTAACCCAGTCGTGTTGATCGGCGCAACCAGCGCAGCAACCACAGACATCACCGATCAGGTGAGCGCAGCAACATTGACTGTTACAGCAGAAGCACTCGAAGACACCGCGTTCGGCTCCACGTCGCGCACGATGACAGCAGGACTGTTCAGCAACTCACTCACCTTGACGGTCTATGCCAGTTACGCAGCGTCAGAGTCCTACGCAACATTGTCAGCCCTTATCGGCACCAAGTGCTATGTGAAAGTTTCACCAGCGTCTGGTGCTAACTCAGCAACAAACCCTGGCTTCGAATTGACTGGCACATACTTGTCAGCAATCCCTGTGATCAACGCTTCGTTGGGTGAACTAAGCACCTACGAAATTGAACTTCAGGGTGGCATTTACAGCGTTGACCTCACGTAATTAAACGGCTCCAAGCCGACATAGGAGACACATGAAAATTAAGTTGCAATTAAAGCGCACGCCCGACAGCGCACCCGAGTATTACTACACAAACCTATTTGTAGTCACCGAATGGGAACGCCTTGAGCGTCGCAGCATTCAACAGCTCTCAGCGTCACCGCTGTATTCAGATTATTGCTGTTGGATGCACACAATCTTGAAACTTAAAGGCGAACAAGTTGGCGACAACTGGCGTGAATGGATTAGCAAAAACCCTGACATCGACATTCTGCCGGTACTGGACGAGACAGACCCAAACCCTACGGACGCGGCACCTACCGCCGCCAACTAGCAGAGGTTCTCGTCGGGGTCGGTTGGTGGCCTAACGACATTCCGTTTGACGCACGCGATCTAGCGACTGTCATTAAAGTGCTTAACGAGCAGAACAAACGGAGATGATGTGAATGAAGTATCGGCAAAGATTGAGGTCGTCGGGCTTAAAGAAGCCTTGAAGACTCTCAACAAGATTGACAAATCTTTGCGCCGTGAAATCACCAAGGACTATAAGAAGATTGTCCAGCCTGTCATTGACGACGCCAACGCGCTCGTGCCTACTGGCGTTCCGTTGTCTGGTATGGCGCGCAACTGGAGCACTCGATCAGGGTTCAAGATGTTGCCGTGGGTACCTGGCATGAAGCAAAAGATTGCTGCCAAAATCAATACACGAAACATCAAAGAATACGGCGGAAATAAGAGCAACGTGGGCACCTTCCTCATTCAATGGCAGGGCGCGACTGGCACCATGTTTGACATGTCGAAAGAAGGCGCGTTGGGCCGTCAATTAACTGCACGCTATGGCGAGCGTTCGCGAGTAATGTGGAAAGCGTACGTGCAACGCGAAAATGATGTCATGTCCGAGATGAGTCAATTAGTCAAGCGCGTCATGGACGAAGCAAACAGAGAGACCGCGTAATGGCAATCAACATCCCGATCATCAGCGAGTTTG